TGCGGGCCAGATCCCGTTGGCCCGTCAGCATCAGGCTTTTCATTGTGGTTCTCCAGTGCTGCCGCCGCCGGGCAGAACACCTGTGTGGGTATGGTGCATCTGCGATATGCCTCCGGCTGTCTGGTCGCCAGTGGAAGCAATCTTGCCATTGACCTGCAAATTGCCGTTGAGGGTAGATGTGGCCCCCTCGCCGTTCTGCACATCCGTGGGGGCATTGCGGATAATTCCCCCGGGGGCGGTTATGACTAGCTGCCCTCCCTTGAGTTCCATTTTACCGCCAGCGCCATCGTCCAGAGTGATGCCATCATCGTTGACCATCACATACCGTTTGGGCGCTTTGTTCAAAAAACCACCGATAAAAAAACCGTCTCCCTTGTTGCACATACGGGCACTGCCGGGGTTGGTAGACGCCCCGTCCCGCTTTTCCTTGACGGATTCCGTGTCCCGCATGGCATAGACTGCAAGCCCGATGTCTCCGGGCTTGGGGTCAACAATAACGGCGTTTTCCCCGCCCTGCGCGCGGAAATATGGCAGCCGGAACAAGGTGCCTTGCTGGTGTCCTTTCCCGTCACCGGCAACAAGGTTCACCAGGGGCTGCACACTGACAAAGCCCACGGGTTGCACACCCTCGGCAGATACCCCCGTGACGCGCACGGGTTCTGCGGTATTGATGCCCTGCAAAGCCCTCTGTATGAGGAAATCAAGAGTATTCTGGTCAGATGCCGGAGTGGATGCCCCGCGCTGTCCCTGCACTACACTCATGACTTTCCGTCCTTCTGGTTTTGCTGCCCTGGGTAGGTTGCCTTGACCGCCGTTTCCCAGGAGGTCGCGCCTGGGTACCCCGCCTGAAGCTTGTGCGACAGGCTTGATATCTGCCACAGGCCAGACGCCTTGGGCACAACGGATTCAATGCGGATAGGCCCGCCGAGTTTGCACTTGGGTTCGTAGAGTCCCTTGACGCTGATCCCGTTGCTGTCAAATGACGGGTAGCCAAACATGCCAGTATCTCCGCGCCACAAAGGCGTTGAGGCTCCGACATCTTCCCGCAGCATGCCAGCCTGCGCGATGATCATTTCACCGTCATCAACCAGCAGGGCAATGCGTGCAGCATCTGCTATCTGGCGGGCCTGTTCCATCGGGCCACCCACCCAGCAGGTATTGCGAAGTGAAACATTGACCCCACGGTTAACGAAGGTAAGCCCCATCTGCCCGGCAATGCTTTGCAAGGTATTGCCCACATCCTGCGCGCCCTGGGCCGTGAGCGGCGGTACTGGCGTGAGCGAGGCCACAAAGCCGGTAATGCAGTCACAGTCAAAGGTTGGATCTGGCGCAGCATTGAAGTTGGGCACGGCGCTCACGATGTCGCCAGAGAACGCCAACGTCATGCCGTTCTGTTTGTCCCCGGCATACACGGCAATATGATTTTGGTCCGTCTTCAGGGGAGCAAAGGCCAGAGTGGTCAGGGTCTCCATATCCTCAAGAGGGAGGTTGTAGATACGGACTTTGGCCTTGTTCTTCTCTTTGCCGCCGGGCTTTGAGATTTCCACATCCATGCCAAGCCGGATGATTTTGGTATTGGCGGCCTGCCCGGTGCCAGGGTTGAAGCCGCCCTTGGCCAGAGTGATGCGGGCCTCCAGCATCTTGATTGTGTAGGATGTGTTGGCGCTCATAATGTCCCTTCCTCATAGGCCTGTGCTTCATCCGCGCTAAGCCAGACAAGCCGCCAGCGGTCACCAAGGCCCGTCCATTGCGGGTCTGCCGCGCCCTGCATATCGACAAACAGCAAGTCGCCAACAAATCCCAACCGGGGGTAACGCAACAACAACGTGCCCTCACGTGCAATGATGCCGCTGACCACGGCAACCTCATTGACTGCCAGGTCAACAAACAGGGCTGCGCCGTTGACGCCGACCATGCTGTTGGCCTCTGATTGGCGTGTGTACACGCGAAGGCTGCAATTCTGCCCGCCCAGCACGGCCTGTACGGTCTGGTTGGCTGTGGCGCGCAATGGAACGGTATTCATTACTTTCCTCCCAACCAATCTTTTGTGGCCTTCAGCCTACTTTTCTTTTGCACCTGTTTTTTCGTGGCATCATCGGCCTTGCCTGCCTGCTGTTTTCCTGAACTTTTGTTCGCGCCGTCCCCTGGCTGCTTTACCTGTTCATTGGTGTATTCCGGGCTGACCTGCCGAACTTCCTGTAACGAGAGGCTTACGAGCAGCCTGTCAACACCGTTTTCGCGCTTGCGGTCATAGTCAAACCCAACAACGGTGTAGTCTACGAACGTGCGTTCCGGCGTTATGATGCTGACAAGGTCGGTACCTTCCTGAAGCTTGACCAGAGCATCAAGCATTGCGCCCAGCTCGCTGCTTTTACCTTTTTTGGCCAGGACAACGCCGACTTGCGTGGGGGCAACGGCCTTGTTGTAAACAACAAATCCGCTTTTGCCTGCGCGCTTCTCCACCGGGCTGGATGCCACTTTTGACTCAGCCTTAACCGTACAGGCGAAAAATGTGTCAAAAGGCACGGCGACTTTGCCGTTAGCATCAAACAAGCTCCAGTTGCCGGGTGTGCCCGGCGGCAAGGCTGCAAACATAATCCCCCCTACAAACCGTATGCACCATCTGCCTGGGCCACACGGTTGGGCAGGCTTGCCGTGATATCGCGCGCAATGCCGTCCGCATCGGTGGCCTGGGTCTGCACTGTAATTTGCTGGATCGTGGTATTGCTATCAACCTTGCGGGAATTATCCACCGTGCCCGCCGGGCGCTGTACATCGCCAGCGCTGACCCGGGGCGTAGCCGCAGCAGCCAACGATTGAGGCAAGGCAGCACCGCCGTTGTCATCCGCGCTGCCCTCATTGCTCCAGCCAAGGAGATTCAGCGCCCACTCGGGCAATGCATTTTTGAGGGCATTTTTGATATACCCCACGACAGCCCGGACAATATTGACCAGGCGCTGGTAGGCAGCGCCGATGGCGTCCACGGCGTCCTTGTAGCTATAAAGCTGCCCACCACTGAACACGGCTCCAAGAAGCTGGCTTAGACCGCCCAGTAAGGCCATGAGGCCAGAGAACGTTTCTTTGATCCCTTCCCATATAATTTTCAGACGGTTACCAATTTCTTCACCAGTGCCGAACATTGACCAAAAACCGTCAAGAGCAGACTCGCCGCCTTCGATGTAAACGACTAAATCTTCAACAATCATCGCCAGCCCGCCCACGAGGGCGATAATGGGCGCGAAAGGTGCTATGGCCGCCCAGGCGGCTGTGGCCATTGCCCAGAGGGATGGGGTGACCGCCATGGCAATAACAGCGGCAATAGCTGTAAAATAGACGGTGGCCGATGATTCGTTGTCATGGAACCATTTCACAACGCTGCTCAAGGTTTCGATCATGTCTCCCATTGCAGGTGCAATGCCGTGCCGTATTTTATTGCGAAGGCTTTCAAACTGGTTCTGAAGGCTTTGCTTCGCCTCCTGAACTTTGCGGGTAATCTCAATATCCCGTTGGGAATACGCAGCGTTTTCCTTTCCGGCCTTGACCAGCTCTTCCAGACCTTTTCGGCCCTGAAGCAGCATGTTGACGGACTTTTCATCAAAGCCGGTTTTTGCCAGCAGAGACACGGCTTTTTGCCGATCCATCTTGCCGGTGGCGTCCGCAAGCCGCAAAATGCCTTCTTCTAAAGATACCGCCCGACCTTTGGCATCAGTAAATCTGACGCCCATACCCGTCATTACGTCCTTCAGAGGGCCGGAACCGTTTTGCGCCAGTTCCTTCATGTTGCCGTCAAGGGTGGTAAAGACATCCCCAAGGGTCGAGGCATCCGCACCCGACTCAAGGGCCGCGTGCCGCCAGCCTTGCCATTCGTCAACGCCCATAGCCAGTTTCTGACTGGTTTTGTCTATGGATTCTGCGGTGGCGATATAGTCTGTAACAACCCCTTTCAGGGTGAGCACGCCCCCAGCAATCCCCGCAAATCCGGCAATTTTGCCGATAATGCCAGAAAGGCCATTACCAAAAGTCTGTATGTCTCCGGTCGCGCCCGCCAGATCCTTGCCAGCTTTTTCCGCAGACGTGCCAACGCCGTCTATGGCCTCGGCGGCTTTGTCGGCGACATCACTGGTTTTATCCAGCTCGCCTTGGGCATCGCGGATTTCGCTTTTGAAGCCCACAGCATTAAGCAGCAGCTTGACGACAAGTTCACGAGCGGTTGCCATGAGTGCTCCAGCAGTTGGCGTTATGGGAATCCACGGCGGCTATCTCCAGCAGCATAAATGCGTCTTCAAGGCCATACACGGTTTGCAATTCGTTCAGGCTGGCCATGCCCCGGCTGATGGGCACGGCCAGGCACCCAGGAAGGTTTACGTAGTCTGCGAGTCCTGAAGGGGGGCTAGGAGTCCGGACAGGCGGGAGGCAAAGCCCCCGCCGTTGTCGAAAAAATCCAGCGACAGCTTCAACACTTCACCGCGAAGCCGCACCAGAGTTGCAACGTCCTCAACATGATTGTCCACATTGGCCGGGCGCAGCGTGATTCTGGCGTTGGGTTTGTCCGCATCAGGAATAATTGCCACCTGGGGCAGCAGTTCATCATACAGCGGCTCGACCTTATCCCAGCTTACATTTGACAGTGCGCCCAGCCCAACGGACACCAGTGCCGAGGCGCTGGACGTTTTAGAGAGATCCTTTACCGCTGCATCCATCTGACCGTTGCCGCCCATGAGCACCAACAGCGCCCGGGCGGCCCACTTTTCCACCTGGCTGGCGCTCATTTCGGTAACATGGAAGCTCTTTCCGGCATCGCGGCCGGATTCAATGGAAATTGTAATTTCCTTACGCATGGGGGCGACTCCTACAGGCTGCTGGGCGTCCAGCTTTCAAAGGTGATGTTATAGGCCGGAGCCTGCAAGGTTTTGGCGGCATTGGGCATGGGCTGTGCAGCAGTGAGCGCGCCGCGCAACCCCGTAAATGTTTTGCCGATACCCGGCACGATGAACTGTGCAGAGCAGACGTACACTTCCCTGGCAGCGTCCTGATATGCCTGCCAGTCATCAAAGACAGGGCGGCTTTTACTGTCTGCGGCCAGCGTTATGGTGATTTCCTTGGGGGTGGGGGTGTAGCCCACGCTCAAGTGGCCATCCACGCCCATTTCAGCCACCACCGGGTTGACCTGGGCAGCACTGACCATCGCATCCGTGCTGTAATTCTCAATTTTGACAGGCGAGTCATACAGGCCCGGCACAGTAAGAAAAAACGAGGCATTGGCGCTGGTTATGGTCTGATTGTTCTGGTTGTCCATGATGACTCCTTACTGGATAGCCGTGGCGGGCAGTACGATTTTCTGAATGCTGCCGCCATCGGTATAGTAAAATCGGCAGTCAGGTGTGCCGCGCTGTCCGCGAACATTTGCGCCGGGATCCTTGACCTGCATATACCAACCCTGGCTTTCAATGGTTTTGGAAACGTCCGTGCCGATCTCCGCCCGCAACTGCACTTTCTGCGTCTGCGAAAGCGTGATGCCCGCGCGGATGGCCCCAAAATTCTTGAAACGGTTGATGGTATCCAGGCAGGCGGTTCGCACAGCCCCGTAGCCGTCTTCGTTGTACGGCAAAGATTTTACGGCCTTAAACAGATCAAGCAGGTTAAGCTGCAAGGCATCCTTGAGGGCAATGGCGTTAATATAGGTGTCGGCCCAATCCCATTTTCCCGAGACTTGCCCGGGCTGGAAGAATTTGAACTGGGCCGAGGCCGTGGCAAAGTCCGCATAGCAGTTGTACCCGTTATCCAGCAGGGCATCATACTGCTCATCATTGCCGCAGGTGACTGCCAGCCCTTCGCCTTGTTTGAAAGCCAGTGTAAGCCGCCCGTTGTACTGGTCAAAATTGATGCTGGCGATGGTGCCCATGACCCAGGCTGCAAGCTGGGCGGTATTGAACACGGGGATGGTGCCGTCAAGTGCAAGCTCGGAATCAATGCGATAACCGGCCGAGGCCTTGGAACCCTGCACCTTGGCTGCATTGTCCGTGTCCCACATGGCATAGACGAATCTGGTGTCATAGCCCGCGCACCATGTGGCCAGTTCCAGCTTGTCTTCAAGCTGCGGCTCCCACGTGGTGGAAAAGCTCACCCAGTCCCGGGCGTAGTCGAGCACGTTTTTGCAGCAAGCTGTCAGCGTCTGGGCATCAATGCCCGGAGACTGCACGGCCCCAGCCTGCTCGGTAAGGTTAAGCAGTTCTGCAAGGCCGGGGGTTTCTCCCGGGGCGGCATAGCTGACGGACGAAGCCGCGCCGGAGGTGGCGCTGCTGATCTGGAACGCCTTGGTCTGGCTGCTGTATGTAACAGTTGCCGCACCATCAAATGTGGTGGACAGGATCTGCGCCGCCTCGCTGAAGCTGGTGACGGTCGAAAGATTAATCCCCACAAGGCTGCGGGGCGTTCCGTCAATGCTGATGGTCAATGTAGCATTGGCAATAGCCTTGAGGGCGGCAATATCACCGTCATAGGCCGCACCGCGCAACCAGCCCGGGGCGGCAGCATCGCGCCAGGGCGCAAAGAAAATCTTGCCCGGCAGATAATCCGTGTTGGTATAGCCCTTGAAATACTGCGCGGCCATTGCAGCTTCCGGCGAGGTGTCGCCAAAATAGGCGGCCACAGCGGCAGCGGACGAAAACTGTAGAACCCTGGCCGATGGGGGCAAGGAGGATTTGGTGAGCACAAGGCCAGCGAAGGTGAGGCCTTTTGTGCCGCTGTCCATGACTCGGGGTACTATTTGTACGAGCTTGTCTGCATTGACGCTCATTGTCTGCTCCTAAGCCTGCGGGTGCAGGTGCAAGTTGACGTTGTCAAAGTAATCCAGGGGCACGATGACGTTGCTGTTGGCCTGTACCTCAACGGCGATCATCCACCGGGATTCAGCCTGCTCGCTGTCGTCAGCCGCCGTAAGATCTTGCGGCTCACTGACGGAGAGTGGCGCAAAACCATAGGGGGCCAGGGCATCACAGCCCACAATGTCTTGCAGCAAGGTGGAGGCTGTGCGGGACTGCTCTTCCGCATTAGGCCCCACGAAATCCAGTTGCACCCTGCGGCTTTGCGGCCGTACCACCTGGGCCTGCCCCTGACCGCTACCATCCGGCCCGGTGTACACATGCCCAGTAGTACCGTGCGGCGTACCGCCCGATGGCGTGATCTGCACAAAATATCTTGTGCTGGGAGTGCTGACCCGATTTGTCCAGCCCCGCAAAATGGTTACAGGGCCGAGCCACACGGTCAGCGTATCGCCCAGAGCTTTTACCAGGGCAGCGTCCAAGGGATTCCCGGTTACGGCAGCCATTATGGCCCAACCTCCGGGGCTTCCTGCTGGTTTTGATTATCTGGCCATGCGCCCTCATCGGGCCGGGCATCGTCCATAATCGGTGGTTGGCTGTCGCCAACTGCTGGCAGCGGGCAGACACGCAAACGGATAACGCGCACCTTGGTCCATCCGGCCCCAGGGGCGAAGTCTTCCAGCACCTGATCCACCTGCCACTCATAGCCGTCAAAATAGAGCAGATCGCCCCCGCGCTCTGTGGTGCGGTCAAGGCCGTACAA